CAATAAAAAAGTTATCCCTAAATGGATACACTAAACAAAAAGCAAGAAGGTTAATCAAAGAAAAGATAACAACTAACAAGTTGAATGTTTGTATTGTTAGTATAGATGGGGAAACTAATATACTTCCCTATATGGACTTTTATAAACAATATGAATTCAACGATAATGAAATGACATTAGACTTTGTTGATAATTCAAACGACGAATTAATGTTGCTTGTTAGTATGAACCAACTAACAACTAAAAAAAGCGATTAATATATTCAATTATTCAATATATTAATTAATTCCACTTTTAGGAAAAGATATTCCTAAATCATTTCTCAATCTCAAACCCAGTTTTTAATAGAACACCCAACTTATTCAAAATTTTATCAAATATTTTTTCATACGACCACTTATCCGCACAACATAAATTCATAATAATCTCTTGTTTTGTTGAATGGCGAGAACTGTCATATCTTTTAGCTATCTGTTCGTCATCATTAATATTCAAATCCTCCTTATATTCATAAGTATAATCATCTAATAATTCCTTATATGCTTGTTTTACAATTTTGCTATGTAAAACCTTAATAAATTCTTGACTTTTAATCCATTCATCCTTACTTTTGTAATAAAAAATCCGTCTTTGTGTATTAGCACAAACAAACGGCATTTCATTATCCTCTAACTGTTCTATATTCAACTTAATAGTTTCAACAACAAATTCAACGAGACTTGCTGTAGTTAATCTAGTAACTGGTAAATATTTGAAATTAGTTAAGAAATCTTCAAAATTCATCGCACTAACATAATCTTTTAGTAGTGATTTGGTTTTCTTTTTAGATTGGGGAGCAACATTTACGTTGTTGATTAGGGCGGCGAATTGTTCGGCAGTCAAAGTAACAGACATTATATTATATACTTATATAAAAACTTTTCTTTATATGCTTTTATTCCTAAATATATTAATTAATTAATTAATTAATTTATTCATTTAATTATTCATTTAAAGACAACTTTACATATGCCTACAATATGAAGGCAGTTATATACAAAATTTATTGTAAAGATACTAACATAGTAGATTTCTATATAGGGCAAACTAATATATTTGAAAGAAGAAAATTAGAACATCGTTTATATTGTAATGATAAATATAAACAAAAATTATACACATTTATTAATAATAATGGTGGCTGGGATAATTGGATAATGGAAATAATTGAAGAAATAGATTGTGAAACTAACAAAGAAATTTTGGAAAAAGAAAAATATTATATACAAGAGTTAAATGCTACATTAAATACAGTTAATATTAAAAGAACTAAACAAATTATAAAAACAGATAAACAAATATGTAAAGAAAAATCTAATGAAAGAAAGAAAATGTGGTTAGAACAAAAACAAACTTTAGAAAAAGTGAGGCTGTGAAATAAACCTTTGGAGGTGAAGAATTCGCCCTAAGGCCTCCTATAGGCTCCAGAGGGTTATAAAAACAAACCGAAAAAGCGATATGGGTGGGTTCTTTGGAAAACACGTTGCCGAAGGTTTGTTTCCTACCTCAATTATAAAGAATAAAAATAATATATATATCTTCTATTTAGAAAAAACAAATAAAAAAACAAATAAATTAATTCGTTAAACTATTTAGAAAGATTTTCCTATATATATTATATGGAAGGTTTTATTGAGAAATTAACTAACAAGAATATAGAAACTTTATGTTTTCCAGATTTGTATAAATCCAAATATTATACTGATGATTATTCAATTGAAACAATAACATTACAAGAATTATCCGTTTTGAAACAAAAAATAATTAATTTTACTTTTAAAAAAGGTATGCTTGATAATATGGCTAATATTATTTATGAAGATGTTAATAGAAAAGTCTTTATAAAAAAACAATTTATTAATATGACAAATGAATTAATAGATACATATGGTTCTTATGATGATTTCAAGTATAAAGATTGTGAATTCAAGGGAGATAATAAACTAACAAAAGTTCAACAAATAGCTAAATTCAAAAAAATATTGAAATATAATATTGATTTTATATTGAATAATAAAACGAATATTTTGGATAGAATTGAAGAGATATATAATTTAAAGAAGGATGATATTAAAGAAAAAACAAAGGAATATATGAAAAATTATAACGCAAGGGACGATATAAAAGAAAAAAAGAAAGAATATAATAATAGAGATGATGTAAAAGAAAAACAAAAGGAATATTGTAGTGAAAAGGTTAAATGCGAATGTGGTTTTGTAACCGCAAGAAAAAACCTATCACGGCATAGGGCGTCCAATAAGCATACCAAATTATTATCCTAAAACGACTTAAAGGTATTTATTCCTAATATATTAATGGAGAGTGTTATAATTAATGGTAAAGAGTATAAGTATTACTTACCAAATTCCTATGAGAATAACAAATTATTAAACAAAATGAAAAAAAGAATAAGAGAAAAGATACGAGCATCACAAAGCGGTTGCTACAAAGACAAAGTTAGCAAGGGTGGAATACCCTACTATAATAATTATCCTAAATTATTGGAGTTTTTAGAAAGTTTAAACTAACAAAAAATAATATTATTAAGTATATATATGCCTTATAATATTAGTGACGCAACCAAAAAAATAGCAAAACAGATTGGGGTTGAAATATTCCCAGCAGATAAAGAAGATAAAAAACTGGAAGTGTATGATGCTAAAACTGGAATTTTTTTATTCTATGTTGGCGATAGTAGATATTATGATTATCATATGTATTTAGAAGATGAAAAAAAAGGAATTGTTCCAGAAGGAACAGCAGAACGAAAAAAAATTTTATACCATATACGACATAAAAATGATATTGAGATTAGTAGGAAAAGTTATATTGGGGCTAAGTTACTTTGGTAATATTTTATAAATATTAAAATGAAACTATTTAAATACAAAAGGATATATTAAGATAGATAAAGATGCCTCCCAATTACCAAAATGGAAAAATATATAAAATTTATTCTTATGAGAATGATGATGTATATTATGGTTCTACTGTTGAAACATTAAGTATGAGAATGGCTCATCATAAAACACATTTAAAATTATATAAAGAAGGTAAATATGGTTATTTAACATCTTTTAAAATTTTAGAACTAACAAGTGCTAAAATAGAATTAGTTGAAAATTATTCTTGTAATAGTAGAGAGGAGTTATTACAACGAGAGGGTTATTATATTAGAAATAATAATTGTGTTAATAAAATTATTGCTGGTAGAACAGTAAAAGAATGGCGTAATGATAATAAAGAACAAATTAAAGAATACAAAAAAGAATGGAATAATGATAATAAAGAACACATTCAAGAATATTGTCAACAAAATAAAGAAAAAATTAAAGAACAATCAAAAGAATGGCGTAATGATAATAAAGAAAACATTCAAAAATACAAAAAAGAATATTACGAACAAAATAAAGAACAAATTAAAGAACAACGAAAAGAACATCAAAAAGAATATCGCCAACAAAAAAAAGAACAACGAAAAGAATATATGCGAGAATATCGGCAACGAAATAAAGAACAAATTAAAGAACATCAAAAAGAATATCGCCAACAACAAAAGGAACAAAAACTAATGTTAAAAGAAGATAATAAAGTTTAAACTAACAAAATAAAAATAATATGATAATATAGTAATGACTATTCTATCATACGACCAAATTCAAACTCCTAAATTAGTTTGGGAAAAACTATTGGAAATGAACCCAATAGATAAAGATGCTGTTTTTTTTGAACCGTTTTGTGGGGAAAATAGTTTATACGAACAAGTAGATTGCGTTGTTAAAAACTGGTGCGAGATAACAAAAGGCAAAGATGTCTTTGATTTTGAATTTAAGGATGAAATAGAGATTATCTATACAAATCCCCCTTATTTATGTGCTATTCCAAATAAAAAGGGGATTTTTAAAGAGAGAAATGCTGTTTATTTCTTTATGGAATACTTTATGACGAATTATCGTAATTTGAAGAAGATTGGCTTTATAATGAACCAAAAGTGTTTTTCAAGTTTTACTCCTAAAAGACTGAAAAAACTGAATGATTTAGGATTTACTATTTCTACGATGACTTTGTTTAATTGTAATTTTTGGTGGGGGTTACACTATTTCGTCGTTTTTGATAAAGAACCAAATAGTTGCTATAAATATATAGAACAGACTTTTTTAAAAACTATTTGTTAGTATATCTTATAAATTAAATCAAAATATAAAAATTAATTTCTCTATTAATTATATATGACAGAAGAAACGAAAGAGAATGTTTATGAGATTAAGGAAGTGTTGCCTATTGATGAAGTATGTGAATATGCCGATGG